AAGAACAGTACGTCACCAACACTAAGGCCTATGCGGCTCACGGCCAGCTCAGTCGACCCAACGTCGATGTCTTGCTGAACGGCGATCGAGTTACCAAGCAGCCCGACGCATTTGATGTACTCGTCATCATCGCAGCTCGTGAAGTCGAGTACCCCGTCACCACCAGCATCAATTACCGTGTTGTTTGTGACGCTGATGTAATGGTCGCATCGGTAGGTAAGGCCCAGAAGATTGACTATTGAGCCTGATGTACTGGCTGCGTTAATGGCCTGCTGTACTTGCGACGACTCATCAGCAGCACCGTCTCCGATGGCACCGAAGTCTGTAGGGCTTACGCCTGCCGCCCTGATGCGCAACGTCAGGTCCGCGGCCCCCAATGCCGTCGCGTAGATGTTGTCGACCGTCCAAATCAGCACACCCGCGGCGTTGCGCAGCTCGATGTAGTAAGGCAACGACGGGTCGAGGTATATCTCTGGGAAGTATCCATCACCATCGGCCTCGACCGGGTTGTCGTTGGGTACGTCGCGCTCGATGTTGTTCCACGTTCCTTGCAGAGTCGTTGTCGGTCCGGCCTCGTAAAAGGTCAGTGTGGCGAGCGGCAGCACAGTGCCATTGTTGTCTTGGGCTCGGTACTTGAGGGTTGGGAAGTTGCTCATTGGCGTTGTCCTTGGCGAGCGTAAACACGGGGAGGTTCTTGCATCGGTTGCTCTGGCTGTTGGGGTTGCGCTGTCGCGTCGCCGATCTGCAAACCGAGTGAATCGCTTAGCGCACCAATGGCATTGAGCGCGTAGGTTGTTGGCGCCCTTCCGCTCAGTTGCGCCTGTAGCGCCTGGTTGAATAGGTCGATGCTCTTGGGGTTCGAGTAGACCTCGTTCATCGCCTTGTCGTCTCCCAAAACACCAATGATGAACTTTCCAACCTTGCGGATGGCCATGCCGGTAAGGCCACCGGCCCCGCTGTCGGCCTTGGATAGAAGCTCGTTGCCCGTCTCTTGCAGAGCTTGCGCCAACTGCGGGGCCGTAGTCGAACCCTTGATCCCAGGCCCAAATGACAGGCGCTTGAGCAACTGAAACGAACGACGCAGTGCGAACTGGGCTTGATTGTCTCCGGCAAACGCGGCCATCAATTGGGGCTCGGCGTCAACGAGCCTGTTGCGTGCCATGAGCGGGCTAAATCTTGACACCCCCTCCTCTGCGGATATCGACCCAGCGCGCAGAGGCTTGCCAGCTTTCGTCAGTATGTCATCGAGCAACTGAGCCCGCAGTTGTCGCGCCATGTTTGGGTCAGCCTTATTGAGGACACGGAACACGCCAGATATTTGTTCTGGTGACGACGAAAGGACTCTGCTGGTTATCGTATCCCCAGCGTCACCCGACACCTTGAGCAGGCGCTTTACCGTGTCTGTGGCTGCTTCGTCGATTGGCTTCGAGTAGTCAGCCCATGCCTTGTTTGCAGACTTCAGCGCAAGCGCCGCTTCCTTGCTCGCAATGCCACCTGTTGCTGTTTCGAGGTCGGCATCGATAGCCGACAGAACGTTGCGAGCGATACGTGTTTGGTTGGACTCGCTCAACCCGTCGATGATGTTCACGTCTCCGCGCTTGACACTATTCCAGAGCGCGCGAAGGTTTTGCATATCATCAATTTTAATCCTTCCGGTCTTTGTCGCCGCGTCTTGTATCTTGAGCAAAGATTCTCGAACCTGCGACGTTATCTTGGCAGGAGCAAACCTGTTCGCGTCGAGCAACTCAGACATCGCCTGCTGCGTTGCATCGGTCGGTATGATGCGCTTATTACCGGCCAGCTCCGACGCCTGCTGATACAGCGGACCGGCGACAGACGACCGCTCCTTAGCCAGCGACGCGATGTGATTCTCGACGGTGGTCACCAAGCCGTTGCCCACATCAGACCTGCCCAGTGCAGCGGGGTCCGCGGCCACCTTGTCAACGTACATGTCGAGCATCTTGGCCGACAGGGCCGTTTGCTTGCGCTCTTCTAGCTGCGCCGCCGTCATCGTCTTGGGGAAGTTCGCCGCCTTCATCTCGGCTAGCGCCAGTTCGGGATTTCCAGTGGCCTGACCTGGCCGGAAGCGAAACGGCTCCTTGACCATCTGGGAGCCCTCTTTTTGTAGCTCCATGCTCTGTTCGTAGAAGCTCTTCTGTGTTCCTGCCTGGGTTGCTGCCTCGATTTCGTTAGCGCTCTGTGCTGCCTTCGATGCGACCGCCTCGGCTGCCGCGGCCTGCGGTCGAAACCGATTGATGACGGCGCCTACGCCACGACCGACACCGAGCGCCACGGGACCAAGCGCAGCGCCCATCGCCCCACCAATCAGCGCATCCTTGGCCGCGTTTACCACCTCTCCCTTGGCGAGGTCCGCCCGTGACGATCCCAACGCCGCCGCCCCGCCGATGGCAGCCCCGGACATGGCGGCCTTACCAAACGTAGCCGGTAATCCTCCCGGGGTTGCAGCCGTCAGCGCACTGCCTGCCATCTCCCCGCCAGCGTATGCATATGGATTTGCATTCTTCGCCATGTCGACGATAGCACGGCTTTCGTCTCGTCCCTGAATATAGTTTTCCGATGCAAGGCCCGATAGCTCATCAGCAAAACCAAGAGTAGCGCCCTGGCTAGCGCCAAGCATCCCGCTCATGATTTTGGATTTAATCCCAGGCGCATTCAATCGCTCTGCTAATATCTGTTTGTTCTCATCGTCAGTGAGCTGAAACGGCCTTCCTTCGATCTTGGCGCGCTCAAGGATTTGCCTCTCAACCGACGGTGCGGGCTCTGTCTGCGCAACCGATTGGCCCGCCACCATGCGTCGTTCGAGTTCTGTTCTGGCTTGCTCGGCTGTTATTTCGAGAGGACGCTGTAAATTGATTCCCGGTTGCTGCTGCACGGGCTCAACCGTCGGAGTCTGCTGGCGCGCTTCCGACAGCATCTGAACGTACTTGTCGGGCTCCTGTGGATACTGACGAAGCTCCGCACGTCGTGCGAGTTCGGCCCGCGCCTGCTCTGCTGTGTAGGTAGCCATTACTGGATCCCCGCTGCGCGGCGCAGTTCTTCGTCACTAACCTTGTCGATTCCGGGTGGTGGCGGTGCGGTCTCTGCTGGCTTCGGACGCGTGAACGTGTCGAGCACAACGTCGCCGGGGTTGATTCCAGACTGCTGGGCGAGACGCTTGTACTGATTGGCGATCGCATCATAACGCTGCATCTGGGCTCCGTATACCTTGCCCGCCTCGTTCTTGAATTGGGTGCGTAGCCCGGGAGCCAGCTTCTCGCCGCTGAGTGTTCGGTTGTAATAGGCGACGACGTTTTGCGGCAGGCTCCCTGCGTTTTGCGCCGTCGCATACTCGCCTTCGCGAACCGTCGAGTTTGGGTCGAGCAATTTCATGTAACCGAAGATCAACGACATGTCTCCGGCTCCCGTCTCCGACGTGGACATGATTTTGTTGTAGGCCGTGGCGATAGTTTGAGCGTCCTTGACCGGCTGCAATCCCTGAAATTCTTGCCGTAGGTTGTTGGTGCGCATGTCGGGGTTCTTGCCGTTGGCCTGCGATTTAACCATTTGCTGAACGCGCGGATCCGACAGGCCCGCATCGGGAGTCATTCCGTACGCATTCGCGGCCTGCACCAGCTCTGGTGAGTAATTCTTGTGGCCAAGATCGCCCTGTTTTACTGCCACCTCGGCATTCTTCCGCATTTCCTCGGCGATGGCCTGTTGCACCTTGCGCTGATAGTCTTCCTCGCCGCGAACGACCTGCGGAGCAACGGTGCGGATGGTGTTAAGCATCTCGTTATTGCCGGGCATCGTCGTTGGCCCTTCGATGCCACGTATCGTTTGCGGCGCCGCCGCCTGCATGGCCTCGGGCAGCAGCGACATCGCCTCGCGCTGGTCACGCTCTCGGATCTGCGCCTCTTGCTGAGATGCCAACTGTTGCCTCTGCATTTCCATTTGCTGCGCTCGCAATTGCTGCTCTTGCTGCGCTGCCTTCTGCTGCTGGGCGGCCATGAAGATTTGCGCGAGGTCAATGGGCTGCGATTGGTACATGATTACCCTCGATTGCCGTAGAGCGCCGCGAGAAACGCAGCGTTGGACCCTGCGTTTTGGATGGCTTGGCCGGATGCTGCCAGATCCTGGCCCGCGTACTGGGTCGGTGCCTGATACATGGGCATGGTTGATGCCGTTAGCTGAGCGTTGGCCGCCTGCTGGCCGGTGAGCAGGTTAGCCTGCCCAGCGGCGTTTGCCGCGTATAGATTGGCGAGCTGCGTGCCCTGCCCTCCGTATATGTTGGCCGCGCTATTCGCAGCATTACCGTAGGCACTCGACGCGTTGGCGGAGCCGCTTGTGTACAGCCCCGATAGCTGAGATCCTAAGCCCTGCTGGATGTTACCCGCCCGCTGCCCGGTGTTTGCGTATAGGCTGCCGAGCTGGTTTCCTGCGTTGGCTTGCAGACCTGCCAGTCCACTCGCTGTTTGCTGACTCTGGCTGGCCAATAACTGCCCAGCTTGCGATTGGTATTGCGCCGCCTGATTGGCCGCGGACGATTGCTGAGCATCAAGGTTGCTGGCGATGCCCTGCTGGTTGTTGGCCCACTGACCATATTCGTTTGAGGCGAGCCCCTGATTGAAATCCGATAGCTGCTTTAGTGCAGCACCACCCGCTCTCCCACCACGCGCCGCGTTCATCCGATTGATGGCTAGCTCGCCTTGCCGCTGGCGAAAACCATAATCAGCCGATGGCGTGAAGTTGCTTTGATAGAGACCAGCAAGGCGACTGTCTTGCAACCCTTGGCCCAGTTCACCTACCGAACCCTGGACGCCCTGCATGATCGACGACTGAGCCCCAAGGCCTGCTTGATTGAGCGCCAGGCCGCCTGATTGAACCCCAGCACCCAACGCACCCACTGCCGCGTCCTGGCCGCCGTATAGCGATTCCAGAGCGTTTTTTGCTCCGAGCGTGGCCGCACCGATACCCTTTTGCTGCCCCTCGTACAGTGCCGCTAGGCTATTTGTTTTTGCTTGGTCGATAGATCCAAGAGCCTGTTGTCCATACCCCTGGATAGCGCCAGCTCCGCGAATCCCCTGGTCTGCAAGTATGCCTTGTGCTTGTTGCCCTGATGCCGCGCGTTGCGCCTCGACCGCGCGTTGCTCGGCAATTTGCTTTTGCAGTGCCTCGTCGGCAGCCTTGACCTGGGCGTTATTCGCTGCGGCGCTCGCGATAGAACCAAGGTTGCCCGTTGCGACGCCAGTGCCAATATCGCCCCAGCTGACATTGTTCCCCATCCTGCCCTTGATCCAATTAGCAACAGGAAACGCCTCTGCGACTGACCAACCCATTTTCTAGCTCCCCTTGCTATAGCGTTGAGCAAAGTATGATGCGACGTCCTTACCTACGTTGTTCATTGTGTTTCCGATCGAAGCCGCGCCCTGTCCCGCGTACTGCGTCGGAGCCGCATAGGCAGTCATTAAGGCCTGTGACAGTGCTGCATTTTGTGCCGCCTGGCCGGTAAGAATGTTGCCCTGCGCCGTGGCATTTTGCGCGTATAGGTTCGCTAGCTGTGTTCCCGTGTTTCCGTACTGCGACGCCTGTTGTTGGCCTGCGTTTCCGATTACTCCCGACGCTTGAGCGCCCGTGTTGCCATACAAGTTGGCCAGCGACCCTCCAAGAGACGCCTGGTTTGATGCGGCTTGAGTCCCGGCCCCGCCATAGAGTCCTGCGAGTTGTTGGGCTGTCGCCCCCGCGAGCTGCGATTGCTGTCCTCCCTCATTCATGGACTGCGCGGCCATTGATTGGCCCGTGTTGTTTTGCAACCCCGCCAACTGCGAAGCGGCGTTCATCCTTGCCGCGTCGAGCTGTGATGCCAGGCTGGTTTGGCGCGACTGGAATCTCTGCTGTTCACCCAGTGCATTGTTCTGGTTGTAACCTCCCAACGCCGCAGCCGTGCGCCGGTCCATTACAACACCGCCCGGTGCCGCGTTCGATGCCCCTAGGCCCTGTTGCAAGCGCAACTGGTAACCCTTGTCAGACGCGAGGTCGGTGCCGCCGTACAGACCGGCGAGCCTGCTGTTATCGAGCGTTCCTCGAATGGTTGACGCTGCGGCAGCATTCCCCTGGCGAGTGGCCTCACCTGCCCCTGTCAGGCCACCTCGAAGGGCAGCCGCAGCGTTTTTCGAGGCATCCAGAACAGCTCCAGCGCCCTTGTTGGCGCCGCCATAGATAGATGCCAGAGATTGATCGCCATGTGCGCTTAGCGCGCTTGCGGCATCACTTTGGCCGCCATAGAGGGCCGCCAGTTGGGCGTCACGACCACCAGAAATAGCCCCTTGAACCGCGTCGTTTGTTCCAACCAGAGCACCTTCGCCAAGCATCCCCTGTCCGGCAATAATTCCCTGTGCCGCTTCGGCTGTCGCCTTGTTGTTTGATCGCTGGCGATTGGCCTCGTCGATTTGAGCCTGGAGCGCGGCCACAGACTGTGCCGATTGCGCTTGGTTGGCTCGATAGTTTTGGATGCCACCGCCAACGTCGCTCACACCCTGCGCTATAGCTGCAATCCACGGCATGGTTACACCCTCCTCAAATACATCGTTTCCTGGATCTCGAATCCGAGCGCATCAGCAATCTTCTTGATGTGCGCCTCGCCGAATCCGTACGTGCTTCCAATGCTGGCCATGGATGCACCGGACTCTTTTGCCCATGACGCAAAATCAGTGCAGAGCTTGTCTCCTAGGGCATGACCTCGGTGTTGTGGGTCAACCCAGAGGATGACCTCGCGGGCGACGCGAATCGATCGGTTAAAGGGAAGCTCTCCGATGAATCCCAGCAAACAGCCCGCCGTTTCATCGGTATTCTGATCTACGGCCACGGCACAGTACCCGAGCGGGCCAGTGCGGCACTCGTGGATGAACGCCATGACGTCGGCGGAATCGGTTGACCACCAGCGCCCGCAGTCACTATCGCGGCACAGCGTCTCAATCATCCGATGGATATCGGCGATGCGCTGCCCCTCCGGGTGCCTGTCGATGCGCATCACCGGGCCTCCGCGCGGACATAGGCCGCGAGTATTGCGACCTTGACCGGGTCGGTGATGGTCATGCGAAAGTGACGCTGTGGAGATGTCCCAAGGCGATTCCACTGCAATCGATGGCCGTACTCACCAATCTTTCCCATGCGCGATTGGACGGTCGACGACCACGTGTGGCCGCCGTCACTGCTCCAGTCGAGCATGGCCGCAGGGTTTGCTCCCTGACCTAATTGCGTTGCGACACCAGCCTCTATGTCGACAAACAACTCGTGGTAGCAGACCTTTCCGCCCGATCCGTGGCTAGGAGGTGCAACGGATTGGCGTGTGATGATGTCGCCGTCGTCCGTGAAATAGTCTAGATCGAGTTCATAAATACGGCCGTCGATACAGTCGCCAACGAGGTGCCTTCCCCACGAGTCAGAGTAGCAGTTGGCGCGCCACCGGCCCATGCCATCTGAGCGTCGCTCATGCCAGAGACCCGTCGTCATGTCGTAGCACAACGTCAGGTCGGAGAAGTTGAGCACGTAAAACACGTGCTCCTCTTGTTTGTATGTGAATGCCCACGCGCTTGCGGGGTCAGGTGTCTCGCCGATTAGTCTATGAATTGAGGGCGCAGATATCGACTTAGCTGCACCCCCGGCGCCCATGTACACAGACTTGTCGTGGCCCAACCAAAGAACATTGTGTTCGGCCTTGGACGGCGTTCCCGGGGCCATGCAGCCCTTTTCGATGGAGCTTGAACCATCTCGCTCAAACGGGAATCCAGAGGCGCCCGAGTCGTACCAGATTTCTATCGAGTTTTCGGTAAACAGCCAGAGGCGCTGATGGTCTTCGATGCAGCCACGCATCGCCCCCGGCTGCGCGTCGGCAGTGCTGAAATCAAGCGCATCGATCGACGTCATGTCATCGATCGCCGTTATCCAGAACTTTTGACCGCCAGACTGTGTAAAGACGCCCTTGCCGTTGAGATACGTAGCGCCGTTGAGATTGCCCTCTGGTAGCTCGACAATGCCGTCAGCGTTTGCCGCATACGACTTTCCGGGTGTCACGATGGCAATGTGTGTTGCGTTGGCCGTGAGGTGCACGTTACCGGCGCCCTCGATTGGACCGATCTCGACGATGGATCCAGAATGGTCGACAGCATAAAGCAACGGGCCCGAAACAACGAACAAGCGCGGACCCAGTTGGATCATGCCACGCACGGGACCATCTCCTACCGTAATCCATTTACGCAGGCCTGGCGTGCCGTACAGAACCGTTGGCGACTTAGCACCCTGTGGGTTGGCCTCCAGGTAGAGGTTAATCATTCGCTCGGAGCTGACGTTCGACGAACGAGCTTGGTAGCTCTGAGACGCGAACTGTATGGGGGTCATCGCGGGCATCAGTAGTATTTTGCCTTCATCGCGACGTGCGGGTCATGCTTGCCAGCGGTGAATTTGTAGATCTTCCGAATGGCCACGCCGTAGGCGTTGATGACATCGTTCAACCGCTCGCCTGACAGACCAAAGGCGCTGCGCAGCTCGAATGAGACGAGGTCGCGCATCGGCAGCACCGCCCAATCTGGTATCGCGTCGTTGCTCCACGCCGGAACGTCATCACGCGTAAGCTCGGAACGCACCGCGTCGATAGTATCGGTTGCTTTTACCGCATCCGCGGCGTCCGCGGCCTGGTTCGCGGCCTTAACCCCGATATGTTCGAGCACGATGTCGGATAGCTCCGCGCGCGTCTTTGTTGCCATTTACCGCCGCCGCTTCTTTTTGTAATTGGTTCCGCCAACCGGAATGATTTTGTCTGCGTTATTCGCCAACCAATTGGACCGTTCATCCGCGCTCGCAGAGATATCGTTGGCTACGCTGGCCGCCTCCGTAAACCCGTCACTGATCGCATCAAACAAACATGGGGATGCCTTGGTCTCGGCGTCATCGTCGATCGGCTCCACCTCGTCGAAGTAACCTAGCGTGCGGCACTTGTCCGCGAGCGCCGTATCATCAACGAGCAGCGGTTCTCCTGCGCAGAACACCGTCCCACGCAGGTTGAACTGCTCACCAAATCCACTTTTGAGACGAAACCAAGGCATCGCCCAACTCCTAACTATTAGCTGCAAGCCACAAAGCCAGAGAACTGTCCGTGCGCCTTGCCGTTGAACGTCAGTTTTTTGACGCCCATCTGCATCTCAATACCCACCGCCTTGACGCGACCGAAGTCACGCGTATCGGAGATGGCCGCAGGGCGAGACTGCCACGCAACGCCGACTGACTGAGCGCCGAGCAAGTGGAACGGCTGACAGGCAACAGAACCCGCGTTGGTCATGGTCTGGATCTCGGGCACCTCGCGAATGATGCAGTTTTCCCACATCAGATCGCCCGCATGAAACAACGGGTTTCCTGGACCGCGCTCTGCCGCATCCTTGGCCGCCGCCTGGTACTCGGTGCTCTTTTTGAAATCACCGAACGCCCGCGAGCCAGTGAGGCAAATATACATATCCTCGTCTTCGCCAACTTTGACCGGACGGATGGCCTGTCCTCCCGGAGTGGACGAGATCTCCTTTGCCATAGCCAGGGCGAGGGTCAGGATTGTTGGCGTGAACTTGTCGGCGCTCGTATCGAGCGTCGAAAGAGCCGTTGCGAAAACACCTGACGACGCGTTTGACTTTGCCGCACCAAACAGCATGCGGTCGGCGTTGGCGACAAGGAACGCGTTTCGCGCCGTGGCGTCATCCGTGTATAGCGTGCCGTTGTAGGTTGTGACGCCGTCGGCGTTGCAGCAGGCCAGCACGTCTAGCTCCAGGTCGCGCAACAGCTTCATGGCCCAGCTCTTAAGCTGGGTGTTCCCTGCGTCCAGGAGGTCAACAGTGGTTTTTCGCTGTTGCTCTTTGGGTACGGCCACCGCGTGGCGATAGAGGTGAGTGGTGATGTGGTCCTCGTAGGTGGTGAGGTTTTCCTCAGCGCCTTCGAGCGTTTGGCTGTCGACGACGCCTCCACCGATTAGCTCGCCGACAAGCCCGATGTGTATCTTGTCTCCGGCCCCGGCTTCGAGATCTTCGATGAACTGGATCGGCTTCGATTCGTCTGTGCCCGAGTATCGCTTGAGCCGCGACTCACGGACGAAGGAGTAGTAATAATCTCGCTGCCATCGTTCGAGGGCGAGATCGGAATTAAGAACTGTGTCCGCCATGATCTTCTCGCATGGCGGCGTTTGTGATTATGCGAGTGCGTCCTTTAATGGATTCTCTCGCATCTTCGACGCCGCCTTCGTGGAGGCTCCGGTTCCCCGGGCGCCTGCCGTTGAGGTTGAGACCTTGTTGGCGGCATCAATGGACGCTTGTTTTTTCGCTTCGACCTCGGCGGCTGTTCGCTCGGCTTCGAGTTCGGCCTTGGCTTCCTCTTTCATCCGCTTGCGCATTTCATCGAGGTTCCCACCGTACTTTTTCACCTCAAGCAGTGTTTTACCCTGCTCATAGGCGAATTGTGCGGGGTGTGGACTCTCACGAAAGGCCTGTTGGAGCCACGGGTACATCTTTGTGGCCTCAACAAACGCACCGCTGACCTCATCGAAGTCAGAATGCTGCGAGCGAACCATCATTTCAGACATATCGAGGCGCTGCTTGCGCAACTCCCCTGATAGCTGGGTTTCGACGGAGGTCAATCTTCCGTCGACAGCGGTCACCTTGCCTTCGACGAACCCCTCGGGGTTGCCGTAGAAATCCAACTTTGGCTCTGGTTGTGCCGCTGGTGATGGCTGTGGCGCGAATTGAGAGTAAGCTGTAAGCCTCCCTTGTAGCTCGGCGTGTTGTCGCTGTAGCTCGGCGAATTGGCGATCCATCTCCTGCCGCTTACGGCGTTCGTCGATGAGCGCTTTGCGGGGTACCGGGTGATTGTCAGGCAGTCCGTCTTCATCGAGCGTCTGTGCGGTAGTCGTTGTCGTCGCCGGAGGCGCGGCGGTAGCCGCTTGCGCAGCCTGTGGTTCTTCTCCCGTTGACTGACTCGTAGCGGCAACGTCCGGGGCTGCTATTGCGGAACTTCCCGCGCCCGCTGCTCCACCATCACCACCCACATCAGCCGTTTCGACTGTCGCACCACTCGAACTCAAGGCGTCTGCTAGCACACTCATCACGGCTCCCATCGCCCGTTTCGTCGGCGGCACGTCACGGAGTCATCGACACAACGCATGCACTACTTGTAGCCTAGTGCATTGTATCGTGCAATAGTGCAACGTAGTGCATGCTGTAGACGGTCTCGTGTCGAGACCTCAGCACAGAGGAGACTCCACATGGCGGCAGTACACGTAAAAACAACCAGGGCGCAGGATGACTCGTCGATGTTCGCTGGACGCGGTGGCGGCAATCTCAAGGTGGCCTATGGGTCGTACACCATCGGCACGGCACTCGAGATAAACTCGACCATCGACTTTTGCCACATCCCCAACGGGGCCACGATTGTTGGCGGCATGCTCAACGGCAGCGACCTGGATACAGGCACCGAGGCCCTCGAATTTGACGTTGGTACTCGCACCAAGGGAACGGCCTACGATGACACGTCCGCCGACCCGGACGCACTGCTCAATAGCGGCGTTTTGTCGGGTGACGCCATCGCCGAGCACGTCCCGCAGGGTGGCATCTGCGTGCATTTG